TCGCTTAATTGCTTACCTGTCAAGGGTTTTTCAAAATTGGTTAATAACTTTGGAGGAAAGTTTCCGTTAATGGTTACCTCCACATTCTCCGTGTCAACCTCATTGTATTTTACCTTGTAGGTTGTCACGGGGTTGTCATGGGTTGTCACGGTGAGCAGTTGAGGAACCGGGTTAATGGCTGCCAGGTACTTGTTATCGTTCACCTTCCACCACAAGTCATGCATCTTAATGCCATAGACTATTGTGCTGTGGTTCAATCCAAGGTAGTACCCTGCAAGCTGCACTGTCATGTGCCTCCTACGTACCAGGTAATGAGCTAAGAAATACCTCTTATAGACGTACTCTTGTTTCCTGGTCCTCCTAAGTAGGTTGAAGTCATCAATGATCTTTACTATGTCCATGTTCTGCACCTTGGATAGGTGGTATAGTTCGTCAATCATTAACATAGCTCTTCAATTTTGTACCCCCACTGGAGATATTGTTCTAAGGTGTCAAGCTCCTCATCTTGCTCGTCAAAGCTATTTAGTTCGTGGAGGTATCCATTGGCATCTAAGCCCATGTAACACCATACTCCTCCCTCGGGCTGAACCGTATCAGGTAGCCACATTCTGTAGTATTTTACGTATTTCATTGTTCTAATCGTTTTGGGTCATTAACTCCTTTGAACAGGTTGCTTGTGGTAGCTATCATTCCGGTAGCCTTCATGAAATCAACCTCAGCCTTAGCACTGTTAATTACAGAGTTTGACAGGTTAGATATTGCCTGTGCTTTTTCTACCTCCGTAGCCAATTGCTCAGGTGTTAATTCATCATCGTTCAATCTTTCGAGTGCTGCAAAGAGGTGGTCTCTTAGATCATTCATTCCGTTTCTTGCCATTTTGTTTTTGTTTTAGTTGTTTATTTAATTTACTCTTTAATCTTATCACGCTCTGCAATTCACCTGGGAACCGTTGTATGCTGTTCCGTATTGCATTCTCACGCATTGGGATGCACTCAAGGTTCTCAATGTCAAGGTTGAGGTTGTTGCCATCCTTAAATCTAACCACATGGCCTTTGGGTATTGGTCCATAAATAGACTCCCACATCAACCGATGAGTGAGCACCCAAAGGCTATCCTTTACCTTAGTATATGAGTAGGGCCTTCCTGTCTTGTCATACCGGATGGTGGTTGCATTAGGCTCCCTGGTGTTGAAGGGCTTGTTGCCAGGTTTGTACATGGTACGTTCCACCTTAGCATAGAGCTCACTGCTCATCTTCTTACCCTTGTTGTGTGCCTTATGACCAGGTTTCCATCTGCTGTTGATACCTGAGTTGAGTGCAAGCCTTCTGTTCTGCAGGTACTTAATGCGTGGGTTTTTCTTTATCCCCATGTTAAAGACTCTGTTGTAGAGCTGTGAGGTGGTGTATCCAAGGTAGTCACATAGTGCCCTGCTGGGTACGGTAGGGTAAAGTATTCTAATTAACTGCTCCTTATTCATGCCTTGATAATTTTGAAGTTACCCATTTGACAATCCCCTGAAAGTAGGAGCTCTTTTTGTTTCCACCGGCAGAGTCCTCTGCTGTTGAACACCCACTCTCTGATGAGTTGGGTGTGGATGTAGTATTGAAGTCTGAACATTTGGCTTTGCATTTTAAGTATTCGTAATATAGCTCAGTGTTGAAGCTACCTCCTATGTCATGGCTGAAGGACTGAGACCTCCACCACCGTGCACATTCGTATAGTGTTTTCCCTTTCATAGCGTATCTTCGTAAAATAATTTCATAGTATGAGCATTGGGTCCATCAGGGTGCTTAAGTGCCTCATTCATTAACTGCTCAATGGCCTTGAGCTCGGGTAGTGTTAGCACGTACCGGATATCCTTAAAGATGTCACCCTCAGCGTAGAACTCCTGCCAGGCTATCCATGCAGGTCTATTCGCACTATATTGCAGGTATGTCACCATCCCCATTATCTCGGTTCCGGTATCTCTTGTGAACCTTACATCCACATTGTAGTTGTCATGAAATTCCATCCAAGTTATCTGCATATCAAAAAGATTAGAAGGTGATACATAGCTACCGGTACAGCTACCACCACAATGGCAGCAAAAACATCGTCTAAGATTTTATTTTTCATAAGGGGTCAAATTTAATCGGGTTAATAAATCATCCATCACTGCCCACTTGGTGGCTGCGTAGTTAGTGCCTGAGTCATGTGGACCAAAGGCATCAAGCATTTCCTGCATTTCATCCCGAAGCTCTTGCTCCATGTCCAGGATGATCATTTCCATTTCAAATTCTCTTGTCATAACTAAATGTTTAAGTGTTAATACTTGACAAATATACAAATAGTTTCATTATCAACTAATTTTGAACATAAATTTAGACTCATTCTAAATAAGGAAATGTAAAAATAAGGGGGTGCAATCGGCAGAAATCCGAGTAATTAACTTAAAAGTGGTGAAAAATACTTAGATATTTAACTTAAGAGATATTTTTCTTACGCTTGTAGATATACTCCTGGTACTTAGTGAATACCTGATGGTTGATTTTGTTATGCTTATTGCAGTCTCGGCACCTTAGCCAATGGTGTACGGTTCCTGCTGCAGTGACTACCTTCTTGTTGTATACGTAATTAGTACTACCGCACTCAGGACATTCATATTTCTCCCCTCCATGTTGCACTGCATAGTTGTGCTGTGGGGTTGCATAGCTGTTGAGCTTATTGAATACAGCCTCAAGTACCTCAACATCCATCTTGCAATAGGCTACCATCTTATTTAAGGCCTCCTGGTCCTTACGAAATACGATATCCTTCCACAAGTCAAGGCCTCCTGTATCCATCTTAGCCCCTACCTTGAGTAATTTGGCAATATAGTCGAGCTTGTTGCTGTTAAAATTAAAGTATCTTTTAGCCCATTTAAGGGTGTCAATAGTCTTAGGTGATGGCATAACACCAATACCATGGAATAAAGCCCTTGTACGTAACCATTTAAGGTCAAACCTATCACCATTGTGGGCCACAATCTCATCAGCTTGAGCCATTACTTTGATGAACTCCTTGAGCATTGCCTTGTCACATTGGCTCTTGGACCATGTTAGGCTGTGGATCTCATCCTCACCCTCCCACTTGTAGCAGATGCAGATAATAGCACGCTCATGGATGATGTCACCCGGGTTAATGGTTAGGTTATATCCTGTTCTCCAGAATATACCGACATTGAAAGAAGTCTCAATGTCATAAAATAAGCGTTTCCTCATCTGTTGAGTTTACTGAGTATAGCAGCCCATGCCAATCTAAGCACAAATGGGATAGCTAAGCCTAACCAAAAAGGCCACCATCTTAGTCTATATCTCACCACCTCATGCTGTTTGGTTATTACATCACCACGTATCTTCTCTATCTTTATTCTCTCACGCATCTCTATCCTGGTCTGCCACCTGGTCTTGGGTATTTCAACGGTCCTAAACTGCACCACCGTATCCTTGTAGGTGATGACCTTCTCCCATACTATGGTATCATTCTTAATAACAGGGATGCTGTCAATGGTAGCAATCCGGATGGTATCACTATCCTGTACTACCTTGAGTCCATTAGCTAAGGCACGCTTGTAATGGTATTGTGCTCTCTTAGGAGCTGAGCAGGATACTATCAGTATCAATAAGGGTAAAAAGTATCTCATAATGCTTGTAACATGGCTATCATTCGAGGACATGGGTAGATATCACTCTTATCTTTCCTCACACTGTTGTGGGTGTAGATGCCTGGAGTACCTTTGAAGGCCTCCGTATCAATGGCAAATATCTCTTTTCTATAGGTCTTGGGTATGTTGTAGGTTTCGCAGAGGTACACCAATAACTGACGGGTGCTTTCTATCTGCTCATCCGTATACTTATGCCATAGAACATGACCTTTGAAGGGCTTATCCAGGACAGTAACCTCCGAAGGATCTACCACACTCTTGACGTAGTTGATGTACTTACCATTCACCTGCTTCAATGGGCCCCAATTGCAGACCTCAATACCAACACTTAGCTTGTTAAGGTTTTGATACCGAAGTCCATGAGGTGCAAAGTCTTGGTTATCTATGCCAAGGTGATATGCCCAGTGCTTGGAGCTGAAGCATTGTACTATTGTACCCTTGTTTCCAATGACGAAGGCAGTAGCTATCCTGGTATCATTGCTGTTCCAAAATTTAGCAACCCCCACAGCATTGCCATTGCCTGCTGTATGGTGGAGATATATCTGCTTTTTTGGAGCCTCCTCTTGGAAATATTGGTCATTAGATAGGCGTACCTGTGATATCGTTGTTGTGTCTAATTTGCTCGGCATCGTTCTTGAGTTCTTTAGCTCTGGTTATTAAATTCTTAGCACTTATCCATAGGTCTATGCCCTTGACTGCCTTGTAATTTTCGTTAATACTCACTACCTCGATGGATACCAAGACCAATGCGAGCATCTTAGTCAACATCAAAGGAACTGAAAAGAAGGTCAACACAATGTCATTGAGTATGAAATAATCTATAAGATAGAATAGTATCACCGTTATCTCATACAACAACATCTTACTGATAACAGCAGACAACCTACGTGAGGTTATTGGTTGCTTGAGTTTCTTGGCCTTCCATACTCCCGTAATGGTATCAACGAAGATGGCAAAGCCTATCAGGAACATGAGCCCTGTGATAGGCATAAAGAAAGCACTAACCATGCTCAGGTAAATGGGCCATTTAGATTGAAACGCTGTGAGTAGTATGGATAGCTGTGTTCTCACAGTATTAAGATGCTGTTATTGTACCCATTCTCACGGAAGTTACCGCACATCCCTGTGCAAGTCAACTGCCAAGGTGTGATGCACTGGCACGTTGCGAACATAGGGCGAAGGTCAGTATCTGTATTGAGTGCTGATATGAAGATAGGGAAGAGGTTTCTGTTAGCCAATAGCCATCTGATCAACCTCTGCTCAAAGAAAGCAGCTTTCTGTGCATAGTGCTCCATACCAAAGGCTACCTCACCACGGGATACGCTTGCTGAGTAGTCACCATTCTGAGTCTGAAGTCCTTTGTTTTTTAACTGATAGCTCAAACCAAAGACAGCATCTTCTGCAGACCTCCATGCAATGACCGGCTGAATAAACTCAACCAGGTTTATCTCATCATTGGTCAAGGTCTGAGCATTGTATGCAGCCAGTAGATGGTTGTAGAATGTAGTGCCAAGGATAGGCTGTATCCTTAGAGCACTCTGAGTAGCTATGTAAGGGGTCACATCCGTTACATCCACATTGGCTGTGATGGGTGTGTTGGTCTTGAGGTAGTTTTCAGTTATGAAGTAAAGCATTACTGAGCTGTGTTAGTTGGTTCGTCAATAGGAGGTAATTGAGCCAAGGCTCGTATCTCATTGGTGGTCATTTTTTCAAGGACCTTGTTGAGTAATGGCTCACTCAAGGTGTTTAGTGCCTCTTTCACCCGGGTAGTATCATCATCTACCTCAACAATAGTATCACCAATGATTTGGTAGTTGTTGATAGTAAACTCTGCAGGCAACTTAGCTATTCCAAGGAGCTCATTGAAGATGGTCTCTACCTGTGCACGGATTTTCTTGACTACATTTTTCTCAAATATCACATAAGCCTGCTTAATATCCGAGCCACTACCCAGGGAGCCTGTGGTTCTAACGCCCATAAGAATAGGGTCGATAGTGTGAGCAAAGCAAATCTGCTCAGTATTGAGGGCAGAAGCCTCATGAAATAGCTTATCATTTGCGTTGGTTGGTAGGGCTTCTATTTTTGGTAACTGATCTTGGCTATTGGCAAAGAATGCAACCGCTTTACCAGCATTCTGTGCACCCTTCAGCCTATCAATGGTCTCCTTAATCATGTGCTTCTCCTCCTCTGACTGTGGTCTTTTTGGGAACATCATTGCAAAGGATGGGAAAATGCTGTTTTGAATGTTACTCTTAGCGAAGTATGACAGCTCACCGCTTAGAAATGCAAAGTTTAATGCCGATGTATACTGAGGTAGCGGATAGTAGTCCTGCCCAACGGAATGAACCTCATAGCAATATAGCTGAACCTCATCCTTGCAAGTCATGTGGTAGGGTTTTATCTCTACAACATCCAACCGTTGAGACCAGTCATTGCTTAAATAGTACTTTTTCTTGCACCGTGATACCCTTACTTTCTCAGGGCTTACGTTGTAGACCTTGACAAGTTTACCTTTCTCATTAAATACAAGCTTGAAGTATATCCGATTGTGCAATATTAGTTGCTGAGTAACCGCTTCAACCGTATGCTTGAGTTTAATCTTTCTTTCCCAGGTATAAAGATCCACTTTCTCCTGTGCTGTTAGCTTATTAGCATCCAAGGCATAGCCTCCACCGATAACGGCATTGGTCTTGAAGTCAACAATGGCACCATGAAGGGGTGAGCTGAAGTACATTTGATTAAGAACCTCCGGATATAGGTTGCCCTCACCGAAGTCTACCCAGTTACCTGCAGTCCATCTACCATTGACATAGGGTAAAGTTAGGTTACCTCTACCAACAGGTAGGAATGGGGTGCTGAAAGCCTGGTATCCTTCCACTACGGTAGGACCTTGCTCTTTTTTTCTGCTAAATATATCGTACCAAGCCATGTCTATGTGTATACTGATGAAGGTGCAGGTCCACTAACTACCATCCTACCCTCCTCAATGACTACACCTGTAGTCTGAGCAATGCTCAAAGGTGTGGTGAATGGTCCACTCTTCTCATATATTTGATAGGTGTATTGGCCTACAACAAGGCTGAGGTCAGTGGGCTCTACTAAATTAAATAAATTGTACCGCTCAGGATAAGATGATGTATCTGCAGCAGTGAATAAGATGGGTGTGCTCGTTGTGTTGTATTCGTTTGTAAACACAAAGAGGTAACTCGGGTTTGTCACCGTTGTTACCTCTGTAAGTGTAAGGACTATTTTGTTACTTGAATTTTGAGCTATGTAGATCATCTAAGTATATTGTCAGACCTACCGTAGAATGTTCAAAATTAGAAGTTAACCCCGATAGCTTGAAGAGCAGCAGGAGTCATGGTTACCTCGTATGCAAGGAACTCATTTTCTGCAACCAAAGTAACTGAGTACTTGGAACCATCTGCACGAGCTGTACCGGAACCTTCACCTGAAGCAGATAACTGCAAGTAAGGGAAGTACCAATACTTACCGTTAGCATCTTTTACGATGGCAGATAGGTACTGCTGTCCTGAACCTAAGATTTTGATAGCTCGTGAAGTAGCCATCTCTCTGCGGTGGAACATTAAGTTGATAGTCTGAGTCACGAATGAGCTACCATTTACAAGGTCAGCTGCAAGTTCCTCAGTGTAGTTAGATGTGTTTCTGCGGATGTAGTAGTCAGTGAAAGTGATAGTAGGAGTTAAAGAGAAAGCTGTTACTTCCCAGTCACCAGGTGCTACTGTGTTAACTGTCACACTCACTACATCATCCTGCGGGATTAAGGCAATCCCATGCAAGCCGCCTGAGTTATTCTCACAGCTCTTGGCAACCGCTTCTAAAGCTTGGCAAACATTTGGCATGATTAAAGAGTATTAAAGAGCCCCCTTTGCAGAGGGCTCAAGATTATTATTAAGAATAGAAAACGATTTCAGTAGGGTTCAC